TTTGCCCCTTTAACTTCAAACCCCCATTTCAGTTTGCACCTACTTTGGGGGTATTAGTTGTACTTTTATTTATATATCAGTTTCTACCACTTGATTTGTAACTATTAACACTTGTGCTCTCGGTTGCATTTCACCAATAGCGAATTTACAGTTGCACTTAAATTGTACATCAGTATTTCCTGTTGGAGTTGTAAATGACGCACTAACGTTAATATCCCTAGTTATTAAACCGTAGGTACTACTTAGTATCTCACCCTTAAATATATGTCCACTTTCGTAAGTACCCTGATTGATATAAAACCGATATAATATTGTACCGTCTGTATTTACTAAATGTACTTCCGTATTGTTGTCTATTGTTGCACCATTTATTAGTTCAATATTAGCACCTATTAACTTAACACTATTTCTTCTTTTTATTCCATCTGTTTTTACAATGTTTCCTTTGCTAGATGTGTATCTACCGTTGAAATTTGGTGTACTTAAATTTTCGATATAATAGTCACCATTATAATCATAATTTGTTTCGGCATCAGTGTTTTTCAAATATACACTTCCACCTTTTAGGTTTATGACTGTAATGTTTTCAATGTATACAGGAACATCGTTAGATATATATACCAAGCAACTTTTTTCAGTTTTATTATAACGTACACATACGTTTAACATAGTAAATGTTGTTACGTTGTAAAAATTAAGTGTCTGTGTTTTCGCAACATTAGCAGCTCTATTTATATAATTTAATGTTCCACCATTTAGAACAAGATTTATAGCGTTATCTGCGTTTATTACGGTATCTATATGTTCAACGTATATATTGTTTATATAAACACCAACACAGGAGTATAAGTTAAGACCATAACGGTGTTTTTCAAAGTCACAATTATTAAAATATACACCGTAATTTTCAGCACCACCATCGCCAGTTAATCTAACACCTGTTGATACATTTTTTTCACCGTAAAATTGGCATTCTACATATTCAACATTATTGCACGTTCCGCTTTGATTTACGCACATATTGTTGCTTTCAAATCTGCAATGGTTGAATTTGACACACCATGCACCTCTTATAGTCACACAAGTATTAAATCCAAATAAGTGAATATTTTCAATAAATGAGTACCTTATTCCAGTATAAGGTTGTGTAGTTGTTCCAACGAAATTTAAGCCTATATGTTCACCACTTGCGTCATTTACACGAAAATTTTTTAACACTAATTTGTCAGCACTATTATCTTCATTAAATGTGCAAAAATCAGATGAACATTCTATTACAGTATTTTCATTTCCACTTCCAATAATTACGTTTCCACTTTTTAACTTAATAGGTGCATTTGTGTAATAAATACCAGTGAATAATTCTACATACCCAAATTTATCAAGCATTTTCTGAATGTTTAAAGTATCTGTTTCACCAGTAGTATCATTACTAGGTAGAACCATTCTTGCATGCATTTGAAGTAATATATTTAATGTTCCATCCTTAGCCATCTGGTCTAATTTATTGTTAATCTCTTCCTGTACATCAAGTGTACTAAAATAGTTATTTACATAACTCTGCAATTCTTCATAAGCTGTATGCAGGTTAGTCACATCACCATGCAAGGTTTCAACATCTTCCATAGTTTTATTCAGATAGTCTACTACTTTGCAAAGCAATTCATAATAACTTAAACTGTCGTCATAAACTAATGGAAGTACTTTTTGGCACCAGTATCGAAACGGTTGTAATGTCTTATAGTTACCTAACACTGGTGTAAAATTAGCCGGGTCATTCGGTGTAATACTTCTTATGTTCGCCATAATAATCTCCTTTCATTACCAAAGTCCAAAGAACAAATCATTAAACTCTTCAATAACCTGCATATCAATGTTAAGAAAAGTTTCCCTAAATTCATTTAATAGACTGCTAAAACTTTCTGTACCTTGTTTACCTATAATAGTTTCCAGATAATCTTCTGTAGTGTTAGTTTTTCCAGTGTTACTTGTAACACCGTCAATCTTACCAGTTGTATCCTCTGTTTCACTATAATCAGTACCACTCTTTTCACTTGTGTTAGTTTCTTCGTTTCCAGTTCCGTTTACATTATCTGTAATCTTTCTTGCATTTGTAAGATAGTTCTCATTCTCTAAACCAGTGATAGCGCCTTGAGGTGTATCAGAATACAAATCTCTTTTTGTTTCATCACTACTATTTGTTGTATTTCTTGTTCCTACACTTGTGTTATCTGTATCTCTGTTACCTGTTAGCGTTCTTTTACCAGTGGTATTATCTGTTCTTGTTCCATCTTCCTTACTAGTACCCTCAACATTTCTCTCATGTTTACTTGTCAAGTTCACATTGTGCATTGGATTGAACTCAATCTTAGCACTCTCATATAGCTGATTGTAATACGGCATAATCTCTTCAAGTCTGGTATTCATCCAAAGTGTCCAGATACCTACCGTTTCACAACAAATCTCACGCAAATAATAATGCTTCAAAATTTTCTGACAGAGTATACTTCTGTATTCTTCATCAAAGAACGGTGCTTTACTCGTAAAAATCTTATTCCATGAATTAGCAATAATGCTATCAACATCACCACTACCACCAGATATTTCAAGTCCACTTTTGTTCTCACATATGAACCTAACTTCTGTTGTGTATTTACTCATTGCCAGCACCTCCTATCGTGTCTGCACCTGCGTCCTCTGGTATCGTATCATTGTCAACCTGTTGAAAATCTTCACGATAATTGACCTCAATTTTAGTTCCGAACATTGCGTTAATCTTTTCAACAGCCTGTCTCCTACTTTCCAATCTACTGTACCTACTAGCAATAGTACCACCTTGATTTCTTGTTACTTCATCACTAATCAACCTTTCCTTTTTCTGAATATTGATATTACTGATACCAAGATAAGTTAACGCTTCATTCCATATTTGCGTTTTTAAAGTATAAAGTTTGTCACACACATAAGGTGCGCCAGTATTCAAAACTTTTAACGCATTTAAGTCCAAGTTTTTATCACCAAAAATAAACGGTGCGTTACCATCAAACTCTTTATAAAGGTTCAAAAGTGTCAATCTTTGTTTCTCTGTTCCTTGCACCAACACTGGCGTTTTCTGTGCATTGGCATTAACATCAATTATTCTGTCAAGATTATACAATCTTCTAGCAAACATTTTAATATCAAGAATACTATTTGTATGAAGATAATTGTTCCATATAATCACGCTGTTACTTTCTTTCAATAATTTCTGATAGTTATTATATCCAGAGTACGCTCTACGCAAAATCGGATTGCCATACACATCAAGCCTACCATTTGTTATGCAGTCCAAGCACAAGTCACCAAGTACATCATCATTAAAGTACACCATACAACCAGTTTCAAAGAGGTGTAATTCAAGATACCTAGCGTCAACACTAGCAGGTAAATTCTTCCACTCAAACATGGAAATAGCCAACTCTGTTAGCCTATTAAGGTACTGTATATATGTCAGATTATTTAGTGTAGCACTATCACCAAACATATCTGTAATACCACGCTTTCTACCCATAACTAATTCTCACCACCTTTACACTGTATTATCAAGATTATACTGTCCAACCTCTGAACCATTTTTCCAAAATGTAATACCATTATCATAGATACTGCAAATTTTCTTCATATCGTCAGCAGGTACGCTACCAGTAATAGTAGCACCAACTGTCTTTACATAGTTCCAATGAGGTCTACTATTTCTGTTAGGCTTCTTCAATCTATGAACGGCATAACCAAACATAGTGAAATACTCGTCAATCATTCTTGCATATTCTTGACATACGCTACACCGTCCACCGTAAAATTGTTGCTTACCATTAGCAACATTACCACCACCGTTATTAAGATTACCCTTACTAATATCAGCGGCAATAGAAGCTTGATAAAACTGCGACATTAAACCACTAACTTGCCCTGTAATACCCGAACCAATAACAGCATTAGGATTTGTACTATAAGCACCTGCAATTCCCATCTGCCCCACACTAGCAATAGTGTTAAGTGCAATAGGTACACTATTTTGTGCCACCCATGCTTGATAAGCGTCTACATTCCAAGAACACATTGGATAGCTGTTAAGCTGTAAACTCTCTGTATTCAAGCTAGTGTAACCACCTAACTCACTATAACCTGGCACACCTTTATAACTACAAGGTCTAAGTATAGCAATTACTGGTTGTGTCACTGTTCCACTTATTTCAACAACAGGTGTGAGATTTTCAAAGAACTCATAGCGTAAACTTAATTCGCTACCACTTGCATTGTCAACATGATAAAAGTTATACGGATAAGTATATAACTTTTTGTTCTTAGGTTTATAACCGTCAAGTGTATCATTAGTAGTGACAGCAGATAATGTAATAACATTCTTAGTAGCACCCTGTCCGTAACTCAACCTATGTGTGTCTGGAATACTATCACCAATAAACAGTTTAGGGAACATATACATACCAATAATAGCGTCAGGTTTTTGAACATATTCATTAACCTTATCATTGATACTTTGCACATCTGTGCTATCATAAACCCACAACTGTGCTGAACCGTATATTCCGTCATATAACGTACCGTCAGTAGCGTCATTTGTATCAACAATAGCAACACAAACAACCATATCCGTCATATAAGTTACTGGCTTGTAGCCATTAAAAACGTACTCACCAGTTGCTACAGTTTCCGGTTCAATGTGTTCACCAATAGTATCAGTAACAGTGTGCTCTCGTTCCACAAAGCAGTAGTCTGGTTCGCAATCAAAGAACCACGTCTGCATTACATCAAGTTCAAAGTAAATCTCTGCACACTCATTGTTTACAAATTCAACCGCTGTTATGAACGCATAAAACCACTTATTTCCGTAAGCTGTATTCTGGAACATCATGTAATTACAGTCATACAGATTGTCGGCTTTAATTCCAACTCTAGCTACACCACGTTTTACTCTTTGATAGGTGTAATTAGTTAGATTATATTTCTGCAAACCAATAAAGTAATTATACTGCGCTGTTGAACTTGCAAAGTATATTGTGTGGTCATAGGTTGTATCAAGAGGTACATCTTTAAGCAACCTTATATTTGTTGTAGGTTGTATATACACACAATCACTCCTTTACACAATTTTCTAGTAAAGGGTATATCAGAAAACTGATACACCCTTACAGTTAAAATATCAGTTCTTGTTAAGAGTAACAGTTGCGTCAACAGCAGTAGAACCATTGATGGTAGTAGCCGCGCTGTAAGTAGTTCCGTTAATCTCTGCAACAAGTGTGATGTCTGTTGCAACCTGTGAAACCGGGATAATAAGTCCACCGTATTTCTGAACAGCGATACCAGCAGTTGTAAGTGCTTCTGTCTGAACAAAGTTCACATTCTGTGGATTAAGACCTGCTTCTTCAAAGTCAGCACTGATAGTAAATACAGTAGCAACATCGCTTTCATCTTTAGCGTCCACATGAACAGTAACAGTTGCAGGCAAAGCAACGTCTGCGGCAGAGGTGACAAACACAACAGCATTTGCGAACGGAGAATTTGACACCGTTTTCCACGTATGATAGAAGTAGTTCCAGTACAAACCAGAAGCAACATACTTCTCTGTGAATTTGTTGTTGTTGTCGTAAACCTGAAACCAGTTATCGTCCAAAATAACTGCCTTTATATTAGCTAACAATGCTAACTCGTCTGCTGTTACTTCTTCGATACCATCAGAGTTTGCTCTGATAATATCAAAACGCTCATTGTCAAAATCAGTCCAGTTGTCAATGAGGAACAGTCTACCCATGAAGTCAGCCTTATCCATATTGAACGCACTTGCAAGCACATTTACGTCAAACTGTGCATTGAACATAGCGTCCATGAAGATAACCTGTCTTTCTTTAGGTGTGTTAGTCTTAACTCCTGCTTCGTTGTACTCACTTGACATAAATGGTAACAGGTTAGATGTTCCTCTAAACTGTACAGCCGCTTCGCTAAGATCTGTACCTGTTCCAATAGAAGTAGGGTACATTTTTCCGTGGCTGATTGCCTTAATAAGCAGATACTTAAACAGCAGAAATTCGTCGTACTCTGCGGCGGTGTAAACAGCGTCTACAATCTTAGCGATAAGATTCTGAACACCCTCAATGCTAAGAAATGCTTGCCGTAAGTCCTCGTCCTGAATGGTAACAGGGTACATTACTCTCCAGTTCATAACGTGGAAAGCTGAACGAACATCTGGAATAGTTCTCTGGAACTCACGTTTAGCCGCTTTTTCAACATTGAAGTCAACAGCTTTTGCGATAGATACGAAAATATCCTCGACAGTTTCTCCGTACTCAATGTAACCTTTTTTGAGTATAGAGTAAGGGTTGTTAAAGGTTGCACTCTGTACACGCACGATTGCAATTCTGTTTACCAGAGCGTTGATAAACTGGTTTGCAAATGCAGGTGTACCATAGATAATTTCTCCCACTTTGGGAATGTCATTGACAGTAGCAACTTCCGGTACGTTCTGCTGATAATCATAAGAAGCGTTCTGTCGGATTACGTTGAGAATGTCAATGGTTGACGCATTAAGCGTACTGTTTGCAATTTTTCTTGCCATGATTTTATCTTCCTTTCTTTAATAAATTTATTGCTAAACTGTTGTAAACAGTTCTGCAAACGTCTTAGGTTTTGGTGTGTCATCTGGTTTAGGCGGTTCGGGGTCTGAACTGTAAAAGCGTTCAGTGTACTTTTTACGCCATTCTGCGTCATTCTCTTCGTATTTAGTTTTCCAGTCTGTTCCGTCACCTTTTGCCTTTGTTTCTAAGTCAGAAAGTGTGTCTGTAACATCTTCCAAAAATGCGATTGTTTCATCGTCAGTCTGTTCACCTACTCTGGCTTTTAATTCTGCAAGAATTTCTTCTCTAGGTTTTACTGCCATGTTGTTCTCCTTTCTATGATATTTTTGTCCACTTTGTAGTGTCGAATAAGAGGCTAAGTCTTAACGAAAGTGGGTGATTAGGTGATAGCATAATTGTTCCATCTTCTGTCACCATAATTGTAAATCCTTCTTCATGTTTGTAAGTACCTGCTTTGAACGGCATATTTGTTTCTCCTTTCTTATTAGTAATGGTATTTTATCCACATCCATATAGGCATTTTCTTTTTTCGTGTTTCGGGTGTACCACCGCCCCCACCACCTGCTGAATAATAACGATACATTAATACAGCGTTTTGTAATGCTTGCCTCTCTGTAAGATAGTACATTGGTTTAGTTTCCCATGCAACGATTGATGTGTTATTAGCGTTTATTCCAATGAACGCTAGTGCTTGATTAGCAAAGTTAATTCTTTCTGCTAAAGCAGGAACACCAGGTCTCTCCCAACAAGTACAAAAAGCTTCTGTTAGCATAGCAACATCTGTTGAAGTTGATGTAAGAAATTCTTCTAATGAAGATATACCACCAAAAGAACCAATCCAATCTCCCTCTACTATTAGGTATTGCATTTGCCCCTCTGGACTTGTATCTTCGTAACCGTTATCACTTAACCACCTCAATAGAGCTTTTTTTCTATCCCCATCCCATTGAAATAAACCAAACGCACCACCGCCAAGCTGTGATAGCGTAGGATTGACATGACTTTCTCTCCAAGCATTACCTGCTAAAGCTGCAACTACATATATACTTGCACCGTATCCAGTTGCACCACCGTCACCATACCTAAATAGTCTAGGAAAGGAACGCTCATAGTCTGGGTTTCCTCTACTTGAACCTATACTAACTTGATTAGCAAGTGGAGCGTTATCTGTATGCGCTCCCATAAAAATACCTTTACCACTTCCACCACGATAGCACATTTCTGTGTGTCCACTTGATAGACCTATATCTCCTGCTAGGTATTTACCACTTGCGTCAACTTCTGTAAATCCTAACCGCAAAAGTTCGGACGCTTCTGAATAGGTGGTAAAGGCATTATTGTTTGGTGCATAAGATGGAGTTTCAAAACCACCGGCAAGTAACGCATAATTTATAAATGAAGAACAATCGTAGTAAGTTATACCGCCAACTGTTTGTTGATTTCTATAACTTTGACTGTACCCAACATTAGGTGCATTACATGTTTGAATAGCCCACGAATACGCACGGTTAATATCCGGCATAGTTTAACCTCAAGATAACATCTGATTTACAAGTTTCTGGATAGCAGAGTAGTCATATCCTGCGGTGGTAAGTTTCTGCTTTCTGGTGTTACCATTACCCCATTTTCCTGCAATTACTTCTCTTGCAATTTCTCCGTTAGATTTTAACTCTTTTCCAGACAAAATAGCATTTACTTTTGCCTGTACATAGTTGTAATCATAACCTGCTTCTGTAAGAAGCTTTTTGCGTGTGTCTCCGTTACCCCATTTACCTGCAATTACTTCCCTTGCAACTGTATCAATTGATACGTCTGGTGTAACTTCTGTGTTCTGTCCTGCGTATCTAAGATGTACATCCCAACCACCAGAATACTCGTAATATTCTCTGATACAGATTTCCTTTCCAGTCTGGTCACCAGTTTTACCACCAGTTACCGTTCCTTTTTCGTTGATAGAAGCATGAGCAATCTGACTATTTGAGATACTCATTACAACATGGTGCTGTGTCTTGAGGTGTACATCACCTGGCAACCACGGTGCTTTACAATCAACAAAACCTGCTTTACGCAACTGTGCTTCCAGATTACCAGTCCATGAGTACGGTGATACATTAAAACCTGCTTCATGAAGTGCAGTTCCAACAAGAGAAGAGCAGTCATAATCTGGTCCATTTCTGCGCGTCTGGTCATAACCGTGTGTGTTATCGTTTGCAGTATCAATCATGAACTGAACCGCTTTCATAATGTTAGGCATAATTTAGTCCTCCTTTTTAATCTCGGAAATGTGAAATAGTTCCATCAGTTTTTCCGGCAAAATGCTGGGATTAATCTTGCAAATATTTTCAAGTATAGACACCAATTCAGTTGTACACACATATAGAATAATTATAGGAAGAATTGATATTCCAAACTGAAAACCTATTATAGTACCCTGTGTGTCAACTAACCAAGCTACAAAGTAACATAACATGAAGCCTACCTTTTTGAAAAGACCGTCACGCAATTTTGCTGATTGAATGTCTTTGTTTTTAAGCGCTGTTATGATACCAGTAATGAGATCTAAAGCATTGAAAACCAGTGCAATAATTATAGGGTAAAACTGTTCCATTCTTTTCACACCTTTCCTTGTTTATTTGTCTTCATTATAGCATACTACTAGACAAATTGCAATAGGTGTGTTATAATAAAATATGAAAGGAAGTGATTATAACGTGGGTAAGTATTATGACGGTACTAAACTATTATCTATGCTTGACATAAATGGGTGTAAACCAGAAATATATATGTGTACAACTAATCGTACTGGCGGTAAGACTACTTATTTTGGTAGATTATGTATAAACAGGTTCTTAGATAAGGGCGAAAAATTTGGTCTTATTTATAGGTATAATTATGAACTAGATGATGTTGTAGATAAGTTCTATAAAGACTTAGGAAGTTTGTTCTTTAGAGAGCATGAAATGACTAGCAAGCGTAGAGCAAGTGGTATCTTCCATGAATTGTTCTTAGATGAAAAAAGTTGTGGATATGCTTTGAGTCTTAATAGTGCAGACCAGATTAAAAAATATAGTCACTTATTTTCAGATATTATGCGTATGATATTTGATGAATTTCAGAGTGAAACTAATCACTATTGTAATGATGAAGTTAAGAAGCTACTTAGTGTTCATACTTCTATTGCTAGAGGACAAGGCGAACAGGTTAGATATGTTCCAGTTTATATGCTTAGTAATCCAGTAAGTATTATAAATCCATACTACGTTGAAATGGGAATAAGTGCTAGGCTTAAAGACGATACCAAGTTCCTACGTGGAGACGGTTTTGTGCTTGAACAAGGTTTTATATCTAGTGCAAGTGAGGAACAGAAAAGTAGTGGATTTAATAGAGCTTTTGCAAAGAACACTTATGTTGCTTATAGTAGTGAATGTGTTTATCTTAATGATAACAAAAGTTTTGTTGATAAGCCAACTGGTAAGAACCGATATATTTGTACACTAAAATACAAAGGTACTGATTTTGGTTTAAGAGAATTTACAGAGGACGGTTTTATATATTGTGATGATAAACCAGATGTTACATTTAAGACTAAAATAACAGTAACAACAGCAGACCACGAAGTGAACTATGTTATGTTAAAAAGAAATGACTTCTTTTTGTCAAACCTTAGATATTTATTTGAACGTGGTGCGTTCAGATTTAAGGATATGAGGTGTAAAGAAGCTGTACTTAGTGCGTTAAGTTACTAGGTTATCCACATTAGTATGTGGAAAGTGTTGATAACTTTTAGGTATCTTCTCATGTGTCCACCAATGAACGGGTAGGATAGCACACTTGAAACTATAGTGCCTACACCGCTTGTCGTTTTCGCTGAACGCTTTGTTTGGTACATGAGTTAAAGATATAAATAGAACAGCAGGGATACGAACTTAGTTCTCCCCTGCTGTTCTTATTCATTCCATTTCAATGAATGTTACATATTCTCCGTTATCACCTGCAATACATTTACCATTTAACAATGCTTCAATCATTTCTTTTGTCAAATAGAATGTATCTGAACCCCACATATAACCGTATTCATCTTTAGCTTGTCTTGTGTTTTCAATTATCTTTACATTATCCATTATTTTTCTCCTGTTGAACCAAAACCACCACGGTTTACTTCTGATAATTCTGTTACCTCAACAATGCCAACAGGCGGTTGATGTTCAATAATTCTAAACTGGCATATTCTTGTGTTCTTTGGTATACTAATATTCCTAGTAGCGTATGCAGGAAAATGCCATTCATCATTGTTACCACAATATGCTTCATCAATCAGTCCAACACTATTTGCTTGAATTATACCATATTTATTAAAGGTTGAACTTCTAGGTATAACTAATGCTTCATAGCCTTTAGGTAACATCATAGCTACTCCAAGTGGAATTAGTTTGAACTCTCCTGCTTCAAGTGTAACATCTTCTGCAATGCGTAAGTCAATCCAATCTCCACCACTAAGAATTTCAATCTTATCAATACCCTCTTTTACATATTTAATATTAATATTTTTAACTTCCATAATTTCTCCTTTCTCGTTAATTGGTGTGCACATATCTGTTCCATATAATGCACAATCAGTACACCCTTTATAATATCCACACTCTTTACAATCACAATGTTCATATCCGTACTCTGGATATTCATTTGCTAAAGCATTTGGACAACTACCATTTACACAAGTTACTCCAACATAGTTCATACACCTAATAGTAATCACCTCATTTCATACGGTGTGTCTATAAGTAGGATACCACCACGTATTCTTTTTGGTCTTAATTTTCCTGGCACTTTTAGTCCTACTCTAAAGTCACTAAGATTCCTCTTTATTGGTTTACCTGTTTCCTTTTCAAATAAGAACTCTTTTTCATCTTCTGTCCATTCTTTGAATACTTTTGTTGTCTTATCTGTGTACCCATTAATGTCTGCCGTTCCGTCAAGTGATGTTTGAAATAAGTCTTTACATTTCTGTGGCATACCTGCACACTTAATATTGTTATACGGTGTATCAATAGGCTTCAAATCTTCTTTAACAACGTGTTCAATGTAAGTCTTTTGTCTGGTGAAAACTGCTACATCCCAACAGCTTTCTAGTTTCCAACAACAGAAGTCTTTATCGTGTACCTTAATTCCAACAATTTCTTCTGGCTCAAGGTCACAATGTATGCTGTCTGTATCTGCATATATAAAACCTCTCTTGTCTTTACCATGATAATTCTTCTGTGCGGCTCTAATCGTGAAGTTTCTTGCGTAACTTGTGATAGCTGAACCAACTGGTATGTACCCCGGCTTCTTGTTTGCTTCTGCAACTGGTAAGAACCCTATGGTTTTATCCTCTTTGACGTAAGCAAGTTTAAAACTACTATCCATACTACTTGCCATTTTACCGTACAAATTATTTAGGAACAACTTTGCCAACTCACGCAACGCACCTTTGCTTTCCAATTTAATTTTCTTATACTTATCAATGTACTCGTCAAAGATACCTATTTCACTATAAAACCAACAACCGTCTAATATCTCAAAGTCAACAAGTTCGTAGTGTTCTTTCAATAACTCATAGTCAGTCATTGTTAAAACTAACTCTACTCTAGTGTCGTGAATGTTACCGTCTTTATCAGTATAATGTGTATAATATTCTCCTGTCCTTTTGTCGTACACGTCAGACGTTTCAAGTGCTTCTGTACCTTTGTACAGTAATGACGATTTTATTTGTATAAATGGTAACTTATCTGGTTTAATGTAGAACCTTGTCTTAACTCTAACAAAGTAATACTTATCTTCATCAAGTGCAACGTCTGGAATAAAATTCCCTTTCCAAAATCGTGGTACACCAATGGGATACCTATTTCCACTTTCACTACTCATCATACTAGGGTACAAAGAATTAACATCTGCTGTAGTTCCGTTTGTAAATATCTTGTTCTCTTTACCCTTTACTAGATAGCACCAACCACCCCTATATGATTTACGGATATACTCTCCTGCATTTGGGTATCTATGTGCTTTCTCGTCAATCGTCATAGCATACACATCTGGAAACATTTCATTGTAATCAAGAGCGTTCTTTGTTGAGGACTTACAAATTGACTTGTATTCTTCCAAACAGCATGAACCTATTGTCAATTTGTTATGCCCTTGTTGGAACATTATTTCTAACGCTTCTTTAACTACAAGAACGTCATTAGCTATGTACTTTCTTTCTTCGTCTGTTATAGTACAACCTGCATACCTAAAACCAGTGTACTCCATATCAAGTTTCTTGTGTTTTGTACCAAAACTTTCTCCGATACGTTTTACACTGAATGGTAGTAGTTTTAGCGAGTCTCTTATCTCAATAAAATGATTATTGACTTTTATGATAATACTGTACCATATACCTTTATCAGATATGCTATACTTGAATGATTTATTTTCCATGTATTTTTCTGGCAACCATTCTACATCATTTTCGTTATCTCCTACCTTTTTATATGCTTGCTTAAAACCCTTATCAACTAACAAATACGATAACCAAAATGCACCATCGAATTTCAAGTTATGATAGTACGCTACTATGTTGCATTTCTGTGCTAGAAAATAATCGAATTGTTCCCCAATGCTATGAAATATATTTACATCTTCTGTGAACAATTCAACGGACGCACTAGCCCATACTTCTGTGTTTACCTGTCCTTTGTAAACGGTTGTCTCAAAGTCACACATGAAGTAACGATACTTTTTTACTCTCATAGTGGACTACTAAAATCTTCTTCCTGTTCCATTGCGTCCATCATTTCATCCTTAAACAGTGGTCCTGCTTCTGGTAAATAGTTTAACATTTCAGACATATACTGTATTAGCTTATCTTGTGAGTAAACTATCTGATATGTTACAATCAAACCTGCTTCTGCACCGTCATTTAACATTGTTGCAACATCATGCGCATCATTTGTTACTAGTATTCTGTCTAACCATGATAATAATAAGTTACTAGCGTGTTCATTAAATTGTCGCACATGAGCCTTAAATCCAGTTATAACAACAGCGTCAAAAAATGTTCCATCTTCTGATATGTTCTCTGGTGGAACAAAACCAGGTGTGTTGGTTGGTTCTTGTACCGGCTCTGCTAGTCTATATTTTCTAGTTTCTGCCGCTTTCTTTGCCCTCAAAGAGCGTTCCAACTTTACACCCTCTATTGCAGGTACTATTTCACCCTCACTCGCTAAACCACCATATACAGCTTTCTGGTACAACTTCTCAGGTGTTAATTTTGCAAGTTTTCGCACACTTGCTTGTGTTACACGCTTAGGTCTTTGTGGTAACACATCTTCACTGAATTGATACCCACGTTTTTCTGCTTTGCGTATAAACTGTTTAATACGCTTTACTTGTTTAGAGTAAGCACGTTCCGCAGGTGTTTGTTTGCGTCTTTTTGCCATAGCGTCCACCCCTATAAATGAAATAGGAGACACTCTAGTATGGTACTAAGAGTGCCCCCCCATATATTAACTGTTACACTCTGAACTTATGCAAGTCTTTCAACGTCCAGTACGCAGTTAATGTAATCACGTTTGGCTTTGGTTTTACCAGAAGTCTTGATAACAGTGAACGGCTTACCTTTCATAATGTTTGAAATATCATTGATACTTCTCTTGAACGTAGCCGACTGGCAACTGTATACCTGCTTTTCCGGTGTAATGATTGACATTACTTCGACAACCTCACCACTGTCCTCTTTGACGTCCTCAAACATAAGAACTCCGTCAACTGTGATGTGTTCTCCGTCCTCAACATCTTTCATTGAAACGATTGACGGTGCGATAGTCATAAGATACTGCTCTACTTCGTTGAACTCTCTGCTCATTTCTTTAATGTTAATCATGGTATTGTTCTCCTTTTAATTAAATATTTTGTTGTGTTTGCTGTTTTAAGTTTTACCTGCTTCTTTGTTATTCGTTGTCTGCTTATTCGTAACTGTTTGCACCATTTCTAGGCGGAAGCACTTTTGCGTACTTGATAAATTCCTGCTCTGTCATTCCATACAAAGTTTCGATTTCTTCCTTGTCTACAATGTGTACCGCTTTGAGTGTCTCAGTTTCAAGCAATGGACGAACTTTCTTCATCAGTGCTTCATCGTCCTTGTAGGTACGTGGTACTGTAACAACCTTGATACACGGTTCGCCTTCCTGTACGTCCAGACACATTACATTTGCTTTTGTTGCTACGATTGTTCTTGTTACCATAGGTACTCTTGCCATAATTTTGTTCTCCTTTCTGGCTTTGGTTTGTTTATAGTTTAGGTACATTATTGTACCAGTGGACGGTATAGGACTTGAACCTATAATCTAGTGCTGACCAGACAAATGTTGTAACACATTGTCACTAGGCAACTTACCAAGTGTTGCACCGTCCAGAGGGGTGGGGTGTACTGTTAAATGAGTACACCACTCTGGCAACGTAACTGTTATTTATCTTTGTTACTATTTTATTGTAACACAATGTACTTGAAAAGTCAACACTTTCTTTGAATTATTTTGAGTAAAAATGTACAGACAGAATATATTTCTTGTACTGTTTAACAATAACATCTGCTACAATTCTACTTGATAAACATGTTGACATTTGTACAGATAAATTGTTAATGGTGTAATGCCAAGTCCAACAACCTACTGGTTGAATATCAACAATTAGTGTGTCATCAACAACGTGCACAGATAAATCTCCTTTTATACGTCGTTTTAACTGTTTTTTGAGTGCATTTGTGAAAATTCTTTCCATGATAACATTCTCCTTTTCTGTTCTCTTTATTTTGTTGTCAAGGTTCGTGTGTACATTTGTACACTAAAGGGTGTATAGTGTCGAAACTATAATCGTGCCTATCACGCACCCTAGTTTTTGGTACTTTCGTGAAATTTTTAACAATGATTTAATTTTCAGATTTCATTTTCGCTTCTTTCTGTTTCTCCTTTTGTAAGCGGTTATAGACAATGTACCACGATCTACCTAGTTCATCATCTGGACCTAGTTTTTCAATAAGGTTAAACAATTTTGTCTCTACTTCTTGTAAATCATCAACAAGAATTTCTTGCTCATTTATTGATAGCATATTATCACTCCTTTAGTGAGGTACTAGGGTTGCCCCTAGTCCTCATCTTTATTTGTTGTGCGTGGCGGTAATACTTTTGCAAGTCTGATAAAATCTTCCTCATCCATGCCAAGTAATACCTCTTTACACGTCTGTTCTTCAATGTGTACAAGTTTAAGTGTGTCAGTCTGGAAAAGTTTCTGAAGCTTTTTGAGTAAATCTTCATCACTGTATTTTCCACCAATGTCATAAGTGCGTACCTGTACCTCTGCTGTTGTAACGTCAAGTGTCATAACTTGTACTGTTGTCTGTTCTACTGTTCTTGTTACCATTCTCTTTCTTGCCATAATTTTGTTCTCCTTTTCTATTTGTTTATATCTCACACATTATCGTGTGGAATAGTGTGCAAGGAATTGAACCTTGTTTGTGACCACCTAACCACACTAATTTTTTCAATCGTCAAATACAACTAAATAGCTGTTTTTTGATGTTTCTAATCTCATTCCTTGCGGTGTAAACCATGATACAGTAAAGCTAAAACTATTGTGTGAACAAATGCCAAACTGTTCTGCACCGTCGGTATTACAGTATTCTTCATAACATTTGTTCCATGCCTGTTCTTTTTCGTATGACCATTTGTCATACACTTGATTTAAGAATGTGCCTTGCCACTGTTGACCAGTTGCTAATAATCTTTTACCTAACGCTGTACTTGCTTTAACTACTCTCATTTTGTTTACCTCTCTTTCTTTTCTATGTACTTATTATATCATATTTGTTGTACCTTATCAAGTGTTTTCTTGAAATTATTTTAAGTTTTTTCTTTTGTTCTCTTTCCTCTCTTTCCTTGTTTCTGATATAAGTATACCATTTGTACCGCCATTTGTCAACAAGTAAGTACCTAAAATATTGCACAAATTTGAACTAGCTTTTTTGTGCAGGTTATACAAACAAATGGGGGAACTGGGTGAGGGGGTTTGAAGTTAAAGGGGCAAA